TCTTACCCAAGAACTACCGATCCTGTCTATAGAGAGTGGATTCAGGTTCTTTCTGTAACAAATGATACAATAACACTTAACTTCTACTCAACTGTTGCAGGTAATTCAGATCATATATTTGTATCTGCTGCAGATAACTGTATTGCATTAAAAGGAGATACTATCAAGTTAACAGACGGTAGTATCGTAATGAGTTGTGATAATGGTGGTGTTAGCAATCAGTCTTATCCTAGAACTGATACTATTTCATATACTCCAACAGGTGCAGATTATGATCCTTCTACTGGAGTCATGACTGTTACTCATGGAGGGGGTGCAGGTGCCTTTGTGAACGGTGATCAAGTTAAGTTTGATGATAATGCTATTGTATTCACTTGTGCTGCTGGTGGTGGCACACACGCTTATCCTAGAGCATCAGATCCTGCTAGTGGTAGATGGTTAACTGTTTGGGATGCTGATGATACAACCTTCAAGGTTCAGGTATTAGATACAATTCCTTCTACAAATACTAGTGTACATGTATTCTCTAGTGCTGTTAATAATGGCACGAAGAAAAAGAAAGACTGGGCGTATGATAGACCGATTCCAATCAAGAGTGTTGGATATACATCTCATGCTGTAACAAATGCTACATATGATCCTAGTACAGGTGTACTAGTAGCAACAGTTGCAGGTCATGGATTCTCAAATGACGAATATGTTAAAGTAAATCAAGGTGCATTGAAGTTTACATGCAATAAGGATAGTAATGCAACAGTTAAGAGTTACCCAACATTAGAAGATCCTTATTATGATGAGTGGGTAAGAGTAAGAAATGTTACAACTGATACATTTGAGATTAATGTTGGAGTTGCAGGTCCTAATGGACAGCACACCCATACATTTGTACCAGAGGGTAAATTGACACCTACCTCAGGAGCATATAATCCAACAACAGGTGTTATGACTATAACTATTCCTAATCATGGATTTGTTGCTGGTGATGAGATCAAAGTTGATGACAATGCGTTTAGATTCACATGTCTTGAGGACTTTGATACTTCATACCATGATTATCCTCGTAACACAGACCCAATCAGCGGTCAGTGGGTTAAGATATACAATGTCACAACTAATACTTTTGATATACAGGTTCTAAACAGTGTACCGTCTACTAATACCACTACTCATACGTTTATTTCCGCAGTTGCTAATTCGATTACTCGCTCTGCCATCAAGAAGCAAACTGGCGTTATTACGTTCAATACTAATAATAGAGATGCTGCTATTACTCATCAGTACGCTCATAGTTTTGTATCAGCAAGTGCTACAGCCGTCATAGCAGGTGGCAATTATACTCACACCTTCATACAGTCAACATCTGGTGCTGTTAAGACTGGTGGTGATTATGTACATACATTCGTCAATGCTAAACCTACTTCTGTAAAATATGGATATACTCACTTGTACACAGGAAATGCAATTGCTAATCCTGTAACAAGAGGTCTAGTAACATCTGGTGGTCATGCATACGATAGATTAGCTGATGCGGGTAGATTAATACGAGCAAACTTAGATTTCATTGCAACTACTGCATATGGTAGAATGCTTGCATTGAATCCTACTTTTGATGGTGATCTCTATAAGAGAAAATGTATTCGTGATACTAAGTTAATTTCTGAAGCAGTAGCAAACAATATTGAGTTTGGTGGAAATGATGGTGTTTATGATGCAGCAAATTTCTATGTTGGAACCGTACACCTAACTGGTGAAGAAGATCAATCTGTACAGGTGTTCAATGCTGCTAGAGATATCTGTCGTGAGGTAATGCGTAATATCACTGTTACAACTAATTACGTTACTGAAGGATCACAAGTTAAGGATCTTACTATTACCAATGATAGTGGAGACAATACCTATACTACAGCAGACTGTAGCGATATTGCATCTGCTATTAGCACACTATGGGGAATAGTAACACAGGCAGTAGGAACAACTGCAGGTGGTTCAGGTAACTTGAATAACGTTACTAGAACTGCTTCTGAATCTCCTGAGTTCCAAGTTGAGATTGATACAGTAACATTTGATGGAGTTGATACAACATTTAACGCACAGGTTAATGGTTCAAACTATTCATTACCTGCAAGTGATAACTTCTTAATATTCTTGAATAGTATTCTTCAACTTAAAGGTAGTACTGAATCATATACTTACACAGGTAGTGCAATTACATTTAATGAAGCACCTGTTAGTGGTATGGACTTCTATGGATTCTACTTTGGTAAATTAGTTCTTTTAGATGATCTTTCTCCATTCTTTGACAATAGTAAGGAAACCTTTACTATGACACTAAACAATGAACCATTCTCATTAGAGAGTGATAATGAGAATGTAGAACCATCAAATAACTTGATGATATTCATTAATGGAGTATTCCAAGAACCTGGTGTCGCATACTCTCTTAATGGATCAATTATAAAATTCAGTGAAGCTCCAAGAGCAAATTCTCAAGCATCCTTGTACATCTATACTGGATCTGATGAAGATATATTTGTTTCCAATACATTTAACTCAATTGATCCTACAGACAGAATGCAGGTTGCTAGTGAAGGATCTGATCGTTTAATCGCAACAGTCTCAAGTGCGACTTCAGTTGATACTTACGAGTATGTTGGACTTAGACCAACCACTGCTACATTTACAGCAGTATTAACTAATGGTGTTGTTACTGACATTATTATTGATACTCCTGGTGAAAATTATGAAGATCCTCCAGTCCTTCTATTCCAAGGAGGTAGTGGAGTTGGTGCTAGTGGAACTACCACTATTGAACCAGGTAGCGGTAAAGTACTTACTGCTACTATTGCAAATGGTGGTACTGGATATTTAACCGTACCAACAATAGTTCCTGTTCATGCTGTTGATATAGAGAGAAAATCTAGAGATAGAATCATTTCCAATTCACTTGCTTTGGGATGTACATATCTTACTTCTTCCATAACTGACAGTAGTACAACTCTCAACTGCAAGAATATATACTATGATACTAGTCAAAGAATTGGTTTCCCCGATGAAGGCGAAGTATTGATACCATTCTATGATACAACTGTTACTCCAAACAGATGGAATGTAGAAAGAATTCTATACGGATCTAGAAATACATCTGCGAATACAATAACCGTAGCAACAGGTGGTAGAGGATATAGAGGAACCACTGCAGCTGCACACACTGTTTTAACAGGAACATACAGTGCGTCTGGAATAACTTGTACCGTGACTACATCCGCAACTCATAATTATGTGACTGGTATGAAAGTTTTCTTGGACTTTACAAGTGGACCTACAGCAGAACCAATAAACTGGGGTTTTGATGGAGAGTATGCGGTTACAGTTACATCTGGGAACACATTTACGGTAGAATTCCCATTCAGTCAAACATCAAGCGGAAACGTCTCGATTCTGCCAGAAGTTCGTCTGAGATCATTATAAATAACAACAAAAGCTTAATGGCATGGCATTAGTTACTGACAAATTTAGAATATACGCTGCGGAAAGCTTTAGAGATACACTACTGACTCAAAATAAAGTGTTTATGTTTGTTGGTAGAGCTAAGTCTTGGGGTAGTACAGATGTACCACCTGCAGGTGAGCCGATTGATAGTTTTACCTATCAGTCAGGTACTTATGCTGATTCTGTTGCCTTTAAGCGTGTAGATATTTCAGATACTGCTCTTGTAGTACCAAGAGTTGACTGGATTGATCCTGCACAAACTACAGGTGGTGTGGGACGTACATATTCAATGTACAAACCAGATTATGCACCTGCAAAAACTACTGCAAATGGATCTTCCAGATTGTATGATAGTAATTTCTATGTAATGAATTCAGACTTTAATGTCTACAAGTGTCTTTATAATGGTCAAACTCCTGAGTATCCAAGAGGAAGACCCTCTTTGGTAGAACCAACTGGTACTTCAACTACTATTATTGAAACTGGTGATAGTCCTGGTAGTTACTCATATCGTTGGAAGTACATGTATACTATTGATGCGGATAATATTCTAAAGTTTGTTACTTCTGAATTCGTTCCCGTATTATCAAACTCTCTTGTTCAGTCTGCTGCAGGTGATGGTGCTATTGATAGTGTAGTTATTGAAAATGCGGGCACTGGTTATAATAACAAAGAATATACTGATGTTCCTATTCGCGGAGATTATGAAATCAATGGTGGAACTCAAGCAAAGTGCACTGTAAAGGTGACTTCTGGTTCTGTTGAATCTGTTACCATCACAACTGCAGGTTCTAAGTATACATTTGGTACTATTGATGTTGCACTCATTCCTAATATTGGAAATGGTGTTGGTGCATCTTTAGATGTTGTTATTCCTCCTAATAATGGACATGGTGCTGATGCTGTTAGAGAATTAGGTGCATACCGTTTAATGTTTACTAGTAAATTAGAAACTAGTAGTGCATTTGTAGATTTCCCAAATGATTTGACATATAGAAGAGTTGGATTAGTTTTAAATCCTTTTGATTTCAACACAACAACTGTTTGTAGTCAAAATACCAGATCTGCTGTTAAAGCAATGATTTTCCCTCAGACGGGAACTGGTTCACCCTCAGCATCATTTGCTCCTGGTGAAACCATTACTCAAACTACTACGAATGCGAAAGGATTTGTAGTATCATATGATTCCACAACTAAAGTATTGAAATATTATCAAGATTCAGTTGATGGTACACAGAATGGAAATGTGATTGCATTCTCTGGTGCTAACCAGATTACATCATCTCAAAATGCTGCAACTGCAACTCCAGACACAACGTTTGGAACTTCAGCTAACCAGCAAACACAGATACAAATTGGTGTCTCTGTGTATGAATTAGGTCTTTCCTTCGTTGGTGGATATGCTAATCAAGAAATCCAAACTAACTCTGGAGAAATCCTCTACATAGATAACAGAAACCCAATAACAAGATCTGCGGATCAAAACGAAGAGCTCAAAGTAGTAATTGAATTCTAAATGGCACAGAATACCAACCTTAATATAGCTCCTTACTTCGACGACTTTGACTCTAGTAAGGGCTTCCTAAAAGTACTTTTCAAACCTGGCTATCCAGTACAGGCTAGGGAACTTACTACGCTGCAAAGTTTATTGCAGAATCAGATTGACTCCTTTGGACAAGGTGTTTATAAAGAAGGTGCTCAGGTAATTCCTGGTGGTATTACTTTAAATAAAGATGTTGCATGTGTAATTATCCAAAACAACTATCTTAATCTTGACGTTGAATTATATCGTACTCAACTTGATAACTTAGTTCTTAAAGGTTCTACCTCTGGTGTTCGTGCTCGTGTCTTATTTTCTATTAGTTCTACTACATCTATTAGAAATAACATAACTTTTTATATAAATTACTTACAAAAAGCAGACGATAACGTCACAACCACCTTCACAGATGGAGAAACACTCACCTGCGAAAGCGACATTACTTACTCAGCTACAACTATTGCTGCTAATACACCTCTTGCTCAACTCTTAAACTCAAATGCAAATTCTAAGGGTTCTACTGCTAACGTTGGTGCAGGTGTTTATTATACTAGAGGATATTTTGCACCTGTACATGAGCAAACTCTTATATTAGATCAGTATGGAACTGATCCAACATATAAAGTAGGTTTAAAGGTAGAAGAAAAAATTATAACTGCTGATGAAGACGAAACATTATATGATAATGCTATAGGAAGTACAAACTTCTCCGCACCTGGTGCAGATAGGTTTAAGATTAATTTAACTTTAGTTAAAAAAGCAATTGCAGATCCTAACTCTGCTGACTTTATAGAACTGCTTAGAACTAATGTTGGAGAAATTGAAAAGAAGGTAGAGAGAAGTGACCTTGGATTTATTCAAGATGTACTTGCCACTAGAACTAAAGAAGAATCTGGTGACTATTATGTCAAGAAATTTGAGATAGATGCTAGAGAAAATCTTAATGATGGATTTAATAATGGTGTATATGACGCAGGTGCTACAACTGGAGATGGTAATACAGCTGATGAAGCGAACATAGCAATACAATTATCCAGTGGTCAAGCTTATATTTCTGGATATAGAACAGAACGTCTATCCACAACATATAAGGATGTAAATAAACCAAGAACCTTTGTCGGAGAGAATAACAAATATATTGCTACTGATATTGGAAATTATGTCTTTATGACAAATGCCCACAAAGCACCTGCCATATATGAAGTTATTAACTTAAGAGATGAAATAACTCAGAGCGTTGGTAGTGGAGCTGGTAATATCATTGGTCAAACAAGAGTTCTCAACTTTGCTTATGAATCAGGTACGGTTAACAACCAAAGTACGGTTTACCGTACAAACTTAGTTGATACCAAGTTTTTCACTAAACTTGATTGTCAATCAAATGTTAACTGGCAGTTAGGAGACTTTGTTGTAGGTAGAACTTCTGGTGCTACTGGATTCGTAGCAATTACTAATTCATCCAGTCAAGTAGGATATCTTAGTGATGTAGTAGGAACATTTACACAAAACGAACAATTAGATTTAAACGCAGCAAGTAGCGGTACTAATATTGGACAGTTAGATAATAATACTTCTGCTGTTAGATCTTATAACTTTAGTGATGTAAAGTCATATAGTTTTGGAAGTAGTGGAACTGCTGATGCTGTATTAGATGTTAGAGTAGCATTACCTGGTTCAGGTCCTATTGTCTCTAATATTAGTGGATCTGGTACGTCTCAAACTGCGACTGTAACTGCAACATTGTCTAACTTTAATGTTCAGTTAAAAGTGGGTGATATCGTTGAATTTACAAATGCTAATATAGCACACAAAGTTAAAGTTACTGCTGTTACTGATGCATTCAACTTCAATGTACAAAAGATTGAAGCTGGTGCTGGTAATATGACTGCTACTGCTATTACTGGTCAGATAGTTAGATCACGTCCTGAAGTTAAAGATGCACAAAAGAATAAATTAGTTACTGCTCTTGGATATGATGCAGTAAAGAATACTAATAAAAATAATACTCAAAATCCAACAGGATCATTTAGAAAGTATTTTGCTGGTGGAGCAGCATCTGGAGGGCAACTTGGTTTTAATGCAGGTTCTGGTCTTGTATTTACCAATACTAATAATAATGATACATTCTTGCTTATTAATAATACTAATGGTGATTTGTTACAAGCACCTTCTACTGACGTAGCTACTGGGCAGAACGTTCAAGTTAGTGGATTGTCAGGCAGTAATAATTACTCTCTAATTGCTACAGTTAGTGCTTCAGATAGAACTGCTAAAGGAAAAACCACAGAAAGGATGAAAATTCTTAAATTAGATAAGAGTTTTGCTGCTGGTGTTAATGGTCTAACACAAGAGAATGCTACAGGGGATGGATATGGATATAGAGTAGATGATGCTAGAATCTCACTTGGAAGTGGAGATGTATTTAAGATAAAAGCAATATACGAAGCTAATGGTAACACTGCAACTGCAGACAATACAATACCTAACATGCAGTTTACCAACTTAGTTGGTACTCTTTCTACTGATGAAGTAATAACTGGAGACACATCTGGTGCAAGAGGAAGAATAGTTGCTGTTGGTGGTAATAGTAATCAAATCTATTTTATCCCAGTAGAAGATGATAAGTTTACTGATGGTGAGACTGTAACTGCACCTAACGCTACTTTAAAACTTATTGCTGGAACTATTCAGTCAGGTGGAAAGAATATAACAGATAGTTATGATTTAGATGATGGGCAGAGAGATCAGTTCTATGATTATTCATCTATCATCAGAAAATCTGGTTATGCAGCACCTACACATCAAGTGTTAGTAATATATGATCGTTTTCTTACCACAGCAGGTATCAATCCATATACCGTAGATTCTTATGATACTGCGGATTATAAAATTATTCCAAATTATGATGGTGAGGAATTAAGAGATAGTATTGATTTTAGACCGATTGTTCCTGAAAAATTGGCAAATACAGGATCTGTCACTAGTCCCTTTACTTTGAATGGTACAGAATTCTTTGATTTTGGTAGTAGAGCATTTACTGGTAATGAGACTGGTGTACCAGGTCCTGGCGAAACTACTATTGTTAGTTTAGAGCATTACCTTGCTAGGGTTGATAAAGTCTTTATGAATAAAGACAACGAAATTCAAGTAGTAAAAGGAGCTCCTAGCACTAACCCCGTTGAACCAGAAGATATTGAAGATGCAATGTTACTGGCAACAATCAACTACAATCCATACGTATTTGATGTTGACGAAGATGTTAGTATCAGAGAAACTAACTTCAAGAGATATACTTTTAGAGATATACAACAGTTAGAAGATAGAATTAAGACACTTGAATATTATACACAATTATCACTACTTGAAAGTGAGACTGCAAGTATGGAAATTAGAGACACTAGTGGTCTTAGCAGATTTAAAAATGGATTTGTAGTAGATAACTTTGCAAGTCTTTCAACTAGTGATACTTTACATCAAGACTATAGAGTATCTCTTGATTTTGATGAAGGTCAATGTCGTCCATCTCATTACACCACTCAAGTACCTCTTACATTTTCTACAGCATCACAGAATGTACAGCAAACTGGAGATCTTGTAACACTTCCATATACAAGCACAGTTCTTTTAGATCAACCATATTCTTCAGGTGTTGAGAATGTTAACCCATTCAACGTATTCACATATGTTGGAGATATTCAGTTGCACCCAGAATCTGATAACTGGATAGATACTAAAACACTTAGTCCTGTTAAAGGTCCTGTTACAGAAGGTAACTTCCTTACTACTGTTAGAGAGTATAATGCTGACCAGAATGGTTTTTCTCCAACTCAATGGAACTCATGGAAAACTACATGGACTGGAAAAACTAAATCAGTAGATGTTGGTAGTTGGAGAAGAAGAACAAAGAGATCTAGAGTTAGAACTATTACTACTACTAGAACAACTACTAGAAAACAAACAAGGACAGGTATTAGGTATAGAGTTACTCCTGTTATTGAGCAGAAGTCATTAGGTAACAAGGTTGTTTCTGTAGAGCATATTCAGTTTATGCGTTCTAGAAACATTGAGTTTAATTGTAAGAAATTAAAGCCAAGAACTAAATTCTTTGCATTCTTTGATGGTATTGCTTTACCTACTAAATTAATTACACCTAAAATTATTGGTTTGATTAAGGATTCATCTAGTGATTCTAAAACAAACAATATTCCTTTCCAAGTTGGTGAGACAGTATATGTCAACTCAGCTGGATCTCCTGGTTTTACACCTAAGAAAGGATTTAGATTTAAGGCAAGAGTTGCAGCACCTAATGAAGGATTTGAAATAAATCCATTAGACGGAACTGATATTCAATCCACTAATGACTATACATCTAACTTAGGCTTCCTCAACATTGATACTAAGTCTCTTGCTGATCAGGCAAAGGGAACTTATTATGGTTCACCTAAGATTAATGATTATGTTATTGGAGAAACTTCTGGTGCAATTGCTAAAGTAACAAGTAAAGACTTGATTAGTGACAAGAGGGGTAAACTTAGAGGATCATTCTTCATAGATTCACCTAAAGGTAATGGTACTCTTAAATTTAAGACTGGTAATAAATTATTCAGACTTACTGATGACGCAACCGATAGTAAGGTTATTGGTGTATCAGATTCTAGTGCTGAGGTAGAATTTACTTCTTCTGGTATCTTACAAACAATGCAAGATCAAATTATATCTGTAAGAAATGCTAAGGTTACATCTGAAGAGATGTTCGACTCTAGAACTGTTAAAGATACTAAGACTTCTAAAAAGAATGAAGTTAGATTCTGTGACCCACTTGCACAAACTTTCCTTGTTGAAGATTCATCATTAGAAGGTGGAGTATTCTTAACTAAGATTGATATATTCTTCTTTACTAAAGATGAAGAAATTCCAGTATCGTTAGATATTAGAACTGTAGTTAATGGTAATCCAACTCAAAGAATTGTACCTCTTTCTAAAGTTATTAAAGATCCTGAGGATGTATTCATATCTGCAGATGCTTCTAAACCAACTTCATTTGAGTTTGAATCTCCAGTATACCTACCATTTAGACAGGAACATGCTATTGTATTAACTTCTGATTCTAACCAGTATAAGGTATTCATCTCTATTCTTGGTGAAGATGCAATAGATGCTGCACATGCAGGAGAAAAAATCTCTGAGCAACCATATATCGGTGTATTGTTCAAGTCACAGAACGCATCTACATGGACTCCTTCACAGTATGAAGACTTGATGTTCAAGATTTACAGAGCAGAATTTACTTTACCAAGCACATCATCTAATAGTAAACTTGTACTAGAAAATGCACAACTTGGTGAGGCTAATGGTGGTTTCTTAAATCTTGCAACTAACTCCATGCAAATGACTGCAGGTCAAGATGAGATTAGAGTATTCCATGGCAATCACGGTATGCAGTCACCACTTAACTATGTACAGATAAGCGGTGTAACATCTGAAGTTCCAGACACTGAACTTACATCCACTATTAGTACTACAGGTACTAGTACGTTTACAGTTAGTAATGCAGCATTATTCCATACCACTATGGGTGGATCTGCGATAAGTAATTCAAATCCAGGCTTTATAAGAATTCTTGGAGAAGCGGAAGATGGCAGTGGAGATGAGATTATTGCATATAATGCTATAAATTCAAACACCATAACAATTGCTTCTAATGGACGTAACCATAGCGGTAGTGCAGGTGGATCAACTGGTTTGTCACATTCATCTGGTGCTATTGTACAATGTTACAATCTAAATGGAATTCCACTTACATCAATCAATGCTACTCATACTGCACCTGGTGGAATTATATCTATTAACAGTCCTCATAGTTACAATCTAAAAGTAACTGGTAAGACAGCAAATACCTCTATGATGGGTGGTGGTTCCTTTATAACTGCTTCTCAGAATATTCCATGGGATGTATTAACACCACAAGTTCAAAATCAAACTCAACCAAAAACAAGTATTATTCCAAGAGTATTGGGTACAAGTGGTACTTCATGTGGTCCTGATAGCGATGGGGGTAATTCTGGTTTAGAGACTTCTTTCGTTAAAGATACTACTTATCTCGATGTGGTTATTGGAGAGGAGAACTACTTCCCTGCTACTAAGATCATTGCTAACCAACTCAATGAAATTAATCGTATGAATAATGTGAAGTCGTTTACTATGGAGTTGGATTTAGAATCTGAGGTATCTCACCTATCTCCTGTGATTGATCTATCTGCTGTATCAATTATTACAACAGCAAATGTCATTAATAACATTGAACCTACTGCTAATATTGGTAGCGAATGTGCAGCAAATTACATTACTAAGGTTGCTCGAATGGATAAGAGTGCCACTGGATTGAAGGTTATGCTTACTGCTAACACATGGACACAATCTACTATTAGAGTGATGTACAAGTTAGTACCTGTTGGTTATGCTGGTTCTCTTGATGATTTACCTTTCCAATTCTTTAATACTACAGGTATTCCAGACAGCGGTATTATTACACCACAGAATGATCTATTTACATTTACTGATTATGAGTATACAATAGATGATACTGAGGACTTTGATGGATTCCAAATTAAAGTGAGTTTCATCGCTTATTCCCAACCATATATACCAAGGATAAAGGACTTCAGAGCAATCGCTTTAGCATAATGGAAGATAAAATACTTGATCTAATCCCTGTCGAAGGACATAACTCCCTCGGCAGGGATGCTGATTCTAATGCAATCGTCAATACGGACGATAGTGCATATGACGCTTATATAAAAGCAAGAGAGAAAGCACGCCAAAAAGATCGCACTTTAGACGACTTGAAGAAAGAAGTTGACGAACTTAAAGACCTTATTAAAGACTTAATAAAGAAAGAGGATAAATAAAGTTAAGCTAAATATTATATGGAATTCTTAGAGAATGGCAAGTGCTGTATCCAACCTACTAATATATCAAGGTTCTGACTTTATCATCGACTTTACAGTTGAGAATGATAATGGTACAGAATTTAACCTTACAGGATATACAGTAGCAAGTTTGATAAAGAAACACTACACAAGTAGTACTTCTCAAACTGTAACGTCTGCAGTCCTGACTCCCGCAACTAGCGGAAGAATACAATTATCTCTAACTAATTCTCAGACCGCTGCTATGAAAAGCGGACGGTATGTGTATGATGTCGTCATAACTTCAGCATCTGGTATCAAGTCCAGAGTGTTAGAGGGTTCAGTAAGCGTACTTGAGGGGGTAACACTTTAAATGGCAAGATTAAGATTTGGGGATCAATCAGTCCCAAGAGTAACTCGTGTCGCCACTGGTGGTGGCGGTGGCACGATTGGTGCTATGTCAGACGTAGATTTGACAGATGTATCACAAGGTGGACTAGCAGAAGGTTCAGTGCTTGTGTATGATTCAGCAGCAACAAGGTTTGTCGCCACAAATGTATTAAATCACGTAACAGTTAACGGGGGTAGCTTCTAATGGCATCCAATATTCTAATTAAAAGGAGTACTGGTTCAGTCGCACCTGGTAGTATTACATTTGGTGAACTCGCCATTACTACAGGAGCAAACGGAACTCAGGCAAACGCAGGCGACAGACTATTTGTTGGAGATAACAATGGTGCTGCACAGATTGTCGGTGGTAGATATTTTATGGACATGTTGGATCATGTTCATGGTACACTAACTGCTAGTTCATCTGTAATAGTCGATAGTAATTCAAAAATTGATCAGTGGAATGTTGACGACATCACCCTCGATGCAAACGTCATTACAACATCTACTACTGATGCTGACCTTATCTTCCGTGCAAATGGCACAGGTAAACTAGTTATTGAAGATGGTCAGGAACTAGAGTTTGGAACTACAGGAGATGTAGAACTCTCATTCAATGATTCAGATGCAGTTTTAGACATCAAGCGTGTAGCAGGTACCCCCGACTTGCGTATCGCTGATGATATGAAACTAAACTTTGGTAATACAAAGGATGCTTCTATCAGATATGACGAGACAACTTCTGACAAAATGCAAATAGAAGGTGCAGACTGGAACTATGGTACAGGTGTACTAGTCAACTTTGCTGACACTACAGATGCTTCTAACGTTGCCACAGCAGGTGTTACATTTGCAGGTGGTATTGGTGTAGGAGCTACTGCATGGATCAAAGACCTCAAGGTTGATGATAATACAGTTCTTGGTACTGCTGATACAGATACACTAGAAGTTAATGCAACAACTACCTTCCAGAACGGTGTAACCTTTAATGGAACTACAAACATTTCTGGTAACACATCTCAGACTGGTTCTATTGAAATTGATAACCTTAAGTTAGACGGAAACGTACTTTCTACTATCAATAACATACAAGAATTGATTATTGACCCATATCCTGCAGGTGGTGACGCTGATGGTTTGGTCGTAATTAAGGGTGACTTACAGATTGATGGTACTACAACTACAGTTAATAGTGCTTCAATGTCTGTTAACGATCCTACTATTGAATTGGGAGATCCTACTACACCTGTTACAGTTAAAACTCTTGCTACCTTTGCAGGTAACGCAACAGTTGATGTTGCAGTTGATGCAGTGGAGCAATTATCAGTCGGTGATTCAATCACTGGTACTGGTATTCCTGGTGGCACAACAATCTCTGCTATTAACACAGGTACAAAAACTATTACATTAAGTGCAGCAATTACTGCTGACCAAGTTGTAGGTGCTACCTTAGTTACAGTTAGAGGTGCTGATGATGCAATGGATCGTGGTGTTAAAATCCACTACAATGTATCTGGAACCAATCAATTTGGTTTCTTTGGTTATGATCGCACTGGAGGTGCTGATGGAGCTGGTGCTTGGACATTCATTGAGAATGCTACAGACACAGGCACTGTTTTTGGTGTAACTGGAAACCGTGGTACTGTTCTTATCGGTGATCTTGAACTGGA